TTATATAATCAATAAATTCGTCCCTGCTAGTAATTGCCATATTTTATATCCTTTAATATCTTACCTCTATTTATAAGGTTAAGAACCCCACACTAGAGTACTACCGACATAGATTGCAGAAACAGCTGTTGAACCAATACTAACGCTATTAAATGCTGAGGAGCCAAGATAAACATCAGTAGAGCCACCTCCACCTCCACCTCCTCCGCCAGATGGAGCTGGAGCCGAAGCACTACCACTAGACCAACCAGTAGCGGTGATTGTTAAACCGTTGCCCCACCCTGTCGCTGAAATAATTGGCTTAGCCATTATGTCACCGTAGCAGTAATACTGTTAAACCAGATCATATCATTAGTTCCACTTGGACCTCTACCAGTCGGAGCTGAAATGTATATTTTTACTATCATATGTTTAGAGTTTTGCGTTCCAAGATCAGTAGTTGTGTATGTTAAATTATAATTAGTTTGAGCAGAATTTGCACTAACATTACCATAAGCAAAATTTCCGTTCCCATCAATTTTTAAAACATTTATACCATAAGTTCCAGACCAAGATGTTGATGTTGTAATGTTAGCAACTACGGATAATGTGTTTCCTGCTGCATATGCATTACATGGTATTTCAACGTTTTTCAAATATGTATATGTACCGGCTGTATCAGGTTTAATAAAACATAAAGCTCCGTCAGATTCATTATAATATAACATAGGTGTATGGTTATTATTATTAAAATTAGTTGAAAATGCAGCTCCTACTGGAATATTATCATAATCATTTGTAGAAAAATGAACATTAACATCACCGGTATACAGATTTGAATTATTATATAAATACATATCAGTTCTTACATTGAATCCTGGATTTGTTGTTCTATAGTCATTTCCATCACACTTTAATTGTCCAAAAGCCATGTTTCCTTCAGTCAAATAATGAGGCGTGCTGGATCTTCCATCATAGTAAATATTTTTATTATCATACCAATTAGTAGCTGAAAGCAGAACGTCTTCATATTGACCCGCGATGATACTACTGATTGTAGAGCCTGATGTTGGACCAACATCAGGACCAAACCTTTCAGATTTATTTACTGGCCCCCATACATCTCCTAAAAATGTAAATGCCGGCAAAGTGCTATTAGTAGTTATAAAATCCTTCTGGCCTTGATATACACCGATATAAGCACTATCTAAAAATTTAATTGTATTAGAAGTCACTGAACTAGCATACATAACTCGATCAGTGTAAGACATAATAGTACCAATTGATACATCGCTATCATTAGATCCGCTCCAACCCTGAAACCGTTGGCCGGTATAGGCCATTACATTATTTAATCTAAGAGTTGTATTACCATAAGTAGCATTCCTATAAGTATATAATCCATAATAACCAGTGGCATAATTAACTTCGCTATTATTTGTAGCACTATCAGCTCCTGAGCTAACCCCGGTATAATAGTAATAAGTAACATAATTATAATTTGGCCAACCTGGATCAGATTTTACCAAGCCTCCAAATCTTTGGGTGTACTGATTACCACTATAATATCCTCCTAGAGCTGAGTACATATACATATACATATATGGATAGCTGTTTGATGATGGATATATTGCAGCTATTGTAGTGTTTGGAAGATCATAAAGAGTATCCGGGCCAGTACTTGAATTACCACCAGTGTTAAAATATAGATATCTCCAACTATTCATGTTAGTGAACTGAAAACAGATAATGGTATAACCATTTCTTGTTGTTTCGCTATCCCAACCATCTGTAATTTTTACACCCACATTATTATAACAACCCAAATACCAATTGCCACTACTCCAATATGTATTATCATCAAAGTAATATCGATAATCTACTACTTTAATATTAAAATTACTGGTATTACTATTATTATAAGGACTAACATAACTTAACATATTATATTGCAACGGCCGTTGATAACTATGTGGTGTAAACCTGTCATCTGAATTATTATCATAAGCTTGAACAAACCAATAAGGTTTGTTTCCGTCTGTATCAGGTACACTCATGGTATCAGTAAATGTCTTATCAAATAATATTAAATGACAGTCAGTTGTGCGGCTAGTATAAGTTTGTTTATTAGATCTACTAGTAGACCAAGCACTAGGAGTCGTTTCCCCGGTTATTCTATAAAGTTGAAGGCCACTAAAATAGAAAGTACCAGCATCAATTAGGTAGCTACTGATAGCTTGGCCTTTTAGGCGAATTTCATCGCCATCACTCATACCACTTATCACATTATTACTATCACCTGTACTAGTACCCTTTATGTCAGACAATGCATATGGTGCAGAATAAGTTCCTGATCGAGAAGAAGTGTCCGTAGTACCGTGAATACCACCAATAGGACATTCAATGTATGGATCAACCCAATAAACTGTCATAATTATGCTCCTTCAAAGGATTGTTCATACTCGACTAATTTAGTTTGAACAGCAGCATCTAGTTCTCCAATTGGCATATTTAAATTATCAGTAAGCACGAGCTGTTTCATAATTTTGTCTTGAATATCATTAGTTTCGTCAACGATAGTAGCATCAAATTCTAAGATCATTTTATCATTTCTCTGAAAAACTCTGTATGTAAATTTATCTGCGTGTGCAATAATAGCCATTTTATTATCCTGTTACAAAATAGATTGTGTTAGCGTCTGGTGAACCTGGCAATGATGCGACAACTTCAATTGCATATCCTTTAATTGCTTTGCCGGTTACGTAAATATTTCCAACCATTGCTGCGTGACTGGTACATTGATATACAAGAGAGTCTGGAGCATCCATAGGAACAGTAAACGTAACCTTGACAGTACTAGCACCAGATACACCAGATGTATATGCAGAGCCTCCGTCTGATACTCTAATTGCTAATGGGTGAGAAGAGTATGATGAATTATTAATTACATAAGTCTTTCCACGTTCAAAGTACATATCTGGATTATTTCCAGACTCTGTTGGAAAGCCATCTCCTGTAAACTTATACACACTACTGTTAGCCGTAGTGACATTTATAACTGAGTTTGGAACAGCAGTGTTAGATTCTAGAGCAGATGTAATCTCAGTATCTAAACTGGTTAGATTAGCAGCATCCAGTGTCTCAATGGCAAGTTTTTTCCATTTACGGCCATCCCACTTATAAGAAACGTTGTTCGTGGTGATTGTTTGATTTAATGATTTGCTACTAGGAAATTTTACCTTAGCCATATTAAAACCTCTTCTAACTAGTTATCACTATTTATAAGAGTTCGAACAACCAATCGCTCTGAATAAGTTTATATTCTGAATAAGAATTTTCTAAAATATCTATTGGTTTATAACCGATCGAATTCATGTAGTTAAACACCTCTGTGATCAAAGGTGCTTTTTCATTATATTCGATATACGAACATTCGAGCAGAATAAATCTTGGCTTTTGTTCTAAAAACTTCTTTGCGCCTTTAAGAATAATAATCTCAGAACCTTGAGTGTCAATCTTAACCAGACCTTTGGACCAATCCCCAGACATATCAACAACAGAATCTAAAGTCTTCATATCTCTAAATTCAGTGTTTGCATTCTTGTAGAATTCAGTGTTCTCTTTAAATATAGAAGTACCAGTCGTTGAACCCCAACCAGTATCAGCAATACTATATAGACTGGTCAGCTGTTCTTGATCGCCTAATACTTCAAAGACGGCATCTGATTGCAGATATTCTTGATTTCTCTTATCAGCTTCAAATTGCTGCACATGACAAGATGGCCAAACGGACTTTACAATATTAGTAAACTCACCTCGATAAGCACCAATATCTAAAGCCCGTTCAAGCTCAAATCCGGTTCTTTTTAAATAAAAGAACCTTTCAACAAAACCTTGCATTACTCTTCAGCGAGTTCTTCTGCAACGTTATCTTCTGCTTCTACAGAAGCAGATAGGTTGTTTACAAAGAACTGACGTGCAGCCTGAAGCTGACCCATCTCTGCATTTAGGTTTGCAATCTTGCCATCAAGATTATTAATCTGTGCAAGCATCATTTGCTCATCACTTGTTAGATCCTCAATTGCATATTCTTTATCGTTAATTGTGATCATTTGCTTTTGTTCTTCAGCCATTTGTTACCTCGTTAATTAGCTGTTGCCATTGTTGTTGTCTTGTACCCCAAGACCAATGATTTAAATAATAATTATACTGGCTTTTACGCCAATGATAGTTATCCCAATATGTGTCAATAGCATTATTCAATAATTTAGAATATCTATCAACCAATTTATTACAAAGGGGAACATAGTCAGCCCATGTTCCACAAGTTTCATAAAGTGCTCCGTAGTTAGTTGTAACTACTTTACATCCACTAGATAATGCTTCTATTGCCGAAAGACAACTGGTTTCTTCAAAAACTGATGGATAAGCTAGTATATGAGCGTTTTGTACTGCATCTCTTACTACAGAATTTGGAGCATATTCGACATGGTTGTATCCAAGTTCTTTTATGTTATTATATATCCAATCAAAATTACCTTTTGTTTGTTCTGCAAATCCAGGACCGTATATTGACGTACCAGAATATATATCAACTTCAATGTCAGATCTATTAATATTTTTTAGAACTTCTACTAAAACATGTAGACCTCTCCATGGAGTTGATGTATAGATTAATTTTATTTTATCTTTTGGCTTGTCTTTCCAATCAAACTCTGGTATAGCATTCTGAATGACATAGCAGTCAACATCTTCCAGCGGAAAGTTTTTTCTGAATTGTTCGTGTTGCCAATGTGAAACAAATACTATAGCATCTAATCTATTTGTAAATCTGGTATCCTTCAACCCTGCAGCATTTTCTTCGTTGATGTTTAGATGTTGCCATAGTACATTAGGTTTACTATCGGATAAAAGATCTGGATGGCATATTGACAATATAAGATTAATATCAGAAAAATCAACTCTTTCTGATAAATTATTATAAAGTAGTTCGGTGCCACCCATAGGGCTATTTGGTTTCTGCATATAGGAACCTACAATTCTTTAAAGGATGATTATCTTGTTTCCAGAAATCATATTCAGCATACATGTTAAATAAGTCAGCAGGCAGTATAGTATCTCTTGGTACTAATTCTACATCTTTTCTTACTTTATGTAAACCTTCGATTTTTGCATCAGCATCATAATTATCGTACGATGCTTCTGTATCATTAAAGTCATGCTCGTACCATTCCTCACCGAGAAACTCATAAACATGCTTCATAACTTCTTTTGGAAACTGTGCTAGTACATCATATTCTATGAACATAATATTATCTTTTTCTTCACAGACAGCAGCCTGCTTTACAAAGTCCAAAGGACCTTTGACACGAGCATTCTTATCTGGATATTGACCCATTAACATATGACAGCGCTCATATACAGACGGCCAATCAATATGATCGTATAGAGGTTTAATTTGTAGTGGATTCTTTCTATGCAGTCTCTCAAATGAATCTAAAATCCAAGGAATACTACGAATAGTAATAATCATACGAAAGTCAGGATACATCTGTTTGAGTAAATGAGTATCAGCAGCCCAACCACGTCCCGTATTGAAACAAACCTCAGTGTCATCTTTGTAGAAAGCATCAAAGTCAGCTCTCATGAGATCATACAACCTCTTATCTGGTACTACATCCTTCATCCCCACATTTGCGTTGACTGCATTAATTTTACTCTTTACAAAGTCAGACAGTGGATCAGAAATCCCTGCTGTGAAGCGAGGATTTTGATTAAGTATGGTAGATAAAAGTGTAGAACCAGATCGAGGTAACCCGGAAATAAAATTATATTTTTTAGTACTGCTCATAGGATTTTTCTTCTATTAGATCGGATCCAACCTTTAGATTAATTTGTTTTTTGACTTCGGATCTTCTATCATTGGTTATATAGACTGATCTTGCTAATTCAATAAACTCTTCATCAAACTGTTTTGATCTTTCTTTCTCACGAATATCATCTTCAATATCCCATAGCTCACGATTAATATCTTCAAGCTCAACAAATTCAAACAATATATCAGGAATTTCTAGTTTTGAGAATATTGTTATCAATTGATTCAATTCATTATTAATATTAATAAGTTTTTGTTTATCTTTAATCCTACGACTCTTAATTCGTAAGATAGTAATCTTATCTACTAATTCACCAATACTAACAGGAGTCTCAACTATCATTTATGTGCCAATCTAATATCTTCATCTTTGACTTTTTTGCCATGCACTTTATCAATATATGTGTTTAGAACATCATTGGCATCTACCATAATATTTCTAGGATCTGAAATGTCCATTTTATAATACGTATTATATTTTCTTTTATCATGGAATGACATGTTATAGTTTTGCATATAACCAAATTGAGTCCAACGAGTGTTACCCCAGATCACAACTCCTGGTGTTCCAACTGATGCAGCAAAGTGTTGTAGACAAGAATCAATTCCAATGAATCCCTTTGCTTTCTTTAGTAGTTCGTGAAGAACAGTAAAAGACATTGCACATTTAATAGCACCATTATAACCTGGTTCATTTGGCATACTTGCATCGATAATAGTATGATTTGGATAACGCTCTTTCAGAGCATTGACAATCCCTTGTGCAAAGTAAGGATGATAGTTACGTCCTGCATTAGAGCTAACATACTGATTGTTTTGATTCCAACCAATTGGCGTCTGGCCTCCGGTAAACTGAATCATGATATAATTATCACCAATATTGTTATCGGTTAGCCATTTAGTTGTATCTGCCTTTGCCCAATCAGTATACATCTTTGGCCGCATCGAAGGATCATATTCCACCCCATGCAGCTTACAATATGCTTGAACCAAATGCCAATCACCCTTAACAAAATTACTTTTGTAAGGCTCACTATAATGAATATTATCTGATTCGAGAATTCTAGGATCATCCATAGGAATGGATGATTCATCGTAACACATCTTGACTAGAGGATTATCTCTAAACACATCAATATAAGGTGTTACAATTTGTACTGGGCCACCAGCTCTTTCAGCAAGTTTTGGTAAAAGTGATGTGAACATAACACATTTACCAATCCCACCCTCAACAACATAAGTATCTAAAGACATAATATCTCCATAAAAAAATCATTATCTGTATTATATATTATAGCTATAAAGAAGTAAACTATTAATTTAACTGTTTACTGATTGAAGTATCACAGTATTTATTTCATTTCCATTTTCATCTGTAGTAGATGTTAATTCAGCAAAATCTGCTAGACGCTGATATTGTATCCAAGAGTTTTTACTTTCTTGAACCTCTAAAGCTAAATCTGTTACTTCTCTTAGTTCTCCATCCACTTCATTAGAGCATAAAAATACCCCTTCTGGATTTGCTAATATTTCTGCATTAGTTAAACCATCTCCACTATCCATAGTATAAGTATTTGAGCCTGTCTTTATAGCTTTTTTTGCTTGCATATACTCTCTTGGATTTTGCGAAAGCCAATTTAAATAATCCTGACCTGCAGTTTTAGCTTCATTTAAAGTTTGATATTCTGTGCTTCTATAAAAATATTTTGTTTCTGTAGTCATTTCTATGTGCTTCCGTAGATTGTGCCGTTGTTTGTAAGGGTTCTTGACGTACCAGTGATAGCAGCCCCGCCCGTTCCTCCTGAGGTATAACGGCCTGCACCGCCAGCTGCTCCCCAGCCACCACCGCCGCCTGCTGTATCAAAGCTAGTTCCAGCTGTACCATTACCAGCATTATTTGAAGAGCCTCCATCTTCACCATCAAGACCATAACCATATGGTCCAGTAAAATTAAATAATCCTCCTGAACCTGCAGTACCTGGTAGAACTCGACCACCGCCACCACCTGCTCCGCCAAACCAATAAGTACCATTAATAGCCACGGCACCAGAGCCACCGCCAGCACCACCGCCTGAACCACCATTTGCCATTCCAGTATTTACATAGTTTATACCGGCCCCATTAGAACCTGCTTGTCCTACTGCACCACCAGTACCCGCATTAGTATAAGAACCATTTCCTCCAACGCCCCCGCCAGCACCCCCGCCAGCACCAGAGTTGGCACGACCACCACCACCGCCGCCACCAGCAATATAGGCATTGGAATTGTTAATAATTGTTGTATTAGCTGCGGTTACATTAATGGCGGGACCACCATCCTCTGGCAGATAGCTACCGCCACCTCTTCCACCTTTACCAATAATATAACCATTATTAGTAACAGTAGAACTAGCAACATCAACAATAAGAGCTGCTGTTGATATGTTATCAGACCATACATAAACACCAGAACCAATAGTAGCTTCTAAAGCCGAAGAGCCATTCCATCCTGCAGCCGTAGCTAGTGTACTAAGAGTACCTTCTTGTGTATTAGATGAAATGGTAAAAGTAAAGACATTTGATGCACCATACCACTCATTAAAGCCCATCTGTGCTGCAGCACCTTTAGAGATCAACCCCCGAATATCTGTATCATTCATACTACATTCAGTGCCAGTAGTACCACCTGCTTCAACATGAAGATCGTCTAGTGAAACTTGACCACTACTTACAACAGGCATCCTTTAGCTCCTCAATCTCTGCTTTTAAGTCTTTAATTGCTTCAATTAGTAAACCATGTAGCTGATCGTATTGCACAATCATATATTGTTCGCCCTGTTCAGCATGAAGTGGCGTTTCTTTCTTAGAAACAGCAGACGGTAATACTCTTTCTACTTCTTGTGCTATAACTCCAGCTGATGCTCTACCATCTTTCTTGTAAGTAAAGGTATAGCCGTTAAGCTGAGATAACTTATCTAGTGCATTATCAATACGTTTAATGTCAGTCTTTAAGCGTTCATCTGAAATTGTAGTTGAATAAGCAATAACGTTACCATCAAAGTGTGCATCTTGTGAACTGTCGATGAACATACCAATGTTACCACTCCCATCTGACAGTACGATGTTGTTGCTTGAGGTGCGGATGTCTAGACCATCTCCGTTGCCGCTGTATCTGCCAAGAATAATATTTCCAGAACCTGTCGTTATCTCACATCCAGCAGCGCCTCCAATGTTAATGTTATCAGAACCTGATGTTATTCCCTGGCCGGCTCTACAACCTATACCAATATTTCTATCACCACCACTAATATTAGTTAAACCATATGAACCTATGGCAACGTTATCTCCATGTCCAGTTGTAGCCATTCTCAAAGCCTGATTACCAATAGCAATGTTTCTACCATTTCCACTAGTAGTACATCCCAGAGCTATATTACCTATTGCTATGTCAAACCCTTGACTTGTTTTCTTTTCAAGTGCACCCGCACCAACTGCTATATTATATCCACCCGTAGTTAAACAACACAAGGCGTAGCGACCAACTGCAACGTTTCCGTAAGAACCTGTGCTAGAGTACATTGCACAAAAACCAACAGCAGTATTAGTAGAACCAGTTGTATTACTATATAAAGCACAGCTACCCACAGCGGTATTACAAGAACCTGTCGTTCCTAACCTCAAAGCATAAATACCAAGAGAAACGTTAAGTTGCGCTGTTGTTTGACTAAGTTGAGATCCATAACCAATAGCAACATTGTTACAGCATGTGTTATTATATAATGAGTATGCTCCAACTGCTGTGTTTCTTACACCAGTTGTATTTGCTACTAATGAATTATGACCTATCGCGGTGTTCATACACCCAGTTGTATTACTGCATAATGTAGGAGTACCAACTGCTGTGTTATAGTTACCACAGTTATTTGCTTTAAGAGCGTAGTTACCAACTGCAGTGTTATACCAACCAGTAACATGATCACATAGCGCATTCGCCCCAAGGGCAGTATTGCTAGACGATCCTATTGCTGCTTGATATAATGCACAAGCACCCAATCCAGTATTACTGTTATATACAAAACCATCACTAAGATCATTAATCTCTGATGCACCACCTCCGGCAGCTGCTAGTACAAGGCCTCCGCTAGAAGTACTATAAGTTAACACTTCGCCATCTGTTGATCCTAGACCAGGAATACGAAGTAGACTGACATTAGCATCCCCAATTGTAACTTCGTTGGTAGCTGTAGCTGAACTTGGTTGAGCATTATAGCCAAGAACAGTTAAGTTTGATCCAGTAGTAATTGTACAGCCAGAAGAGGCACCAATAGCAGTATTAGTAGTACCAGTAGTATTATTACGAAGGGCATAAGTGCCAAAAGCAGTGTTATAATCACTGCATGTGTTGTTGCCCAAAGCTAGTGAACCAACTGCATTGTTAAAACGTCCCGTAGTATTACATTTTAGCGCCAGCAAACCAACTGCGATATTCTCAATCCCGGATGTATTACCATAACTAGCACAAGCACCTAGTGCTATGTTATAACAACCACGTGTGTTTTTATACAATGATTGATAGCCAACAGCTACATTAGTATGACCACTAGTATTAAAATACATAGCATCTTTACCAACAGCAGTGTTACAGCTAGCAGTAGTATTACTTTGTAATGCACAATCACCAACAGCTGTATTGTTACATCCAGTGGTCGTTAAGCGCATTGCGCATTTACCCACAATTACGTTTCTGAGGCCAGTAGTAATAAATTCTCCAGCTCTATATCCAATTGCAGTATTATTGCCGGCGGTTGAAGCTTTTAGTGCGTAACTACCTATACCAATATTATAAAAGTTCGAGGATTGAGAACAAACTGCATCAGTACCAATTGCAATATTATGATCACCAACTGTCATGCTGCAACCAGCTTTATTCCCAATGAATACATTCCATTCGCCATTCCCAATTAAGGAATATCCAGCATAACAACCAATGGCAACATTTCCGGTTGGAGCCCCCGAAGTGCTATTGCCCATTGCATATGAACCAATGGCTGTATTGCCATAACCAGTTGTATTTGACTGTAAAGAATAGTGCCCAATGGCAACATTTTCACAACCTGTGGTGTTGGCGTATAAAGCACAAAAACCAACTGCAGTGTTTCGAACACCTACAGTATTTTGCCTCATAGCTTGCATACCTACTACAGTATTACATTGACCAGTAGTGTTAGTGAATAACGATTGGAAACCAACAGCTGTGTTGTTTGAACAAAGAGAGTTAGCCAAAGAACCATATCCAACAGCTGTGTTATAACCGCCAATTAAATTATCCTGCATAGCCTGGAAACCAATAGCTGTATTCTTTAAACCAGTTGTTTGGTACCTTAGTGCACAAGCGCCAAGTGCTGTGTTACATGAAGAACCAGTATTGCTTGCCATTGCATTAGTACCAACAGCTGTGTTATAACTGCCGGTAGTGTTCTGCCCCAATGCATTATTACCAACAGAGGTATTATCAAAACCAGTAGTGTTAGCATCCATTGATCGGCTACCAACAGCTGTGTTAGCTGAACCACTAGTTAATCGACCAGCACATGCACCAATCATTGTGTTATCGTTACCATCACCATACATCTTAGCCTGGAAACCTATTGCAGTAGTTCTATTGCTAGATGTATCTCTGAAACTGGCAAGAGAGCCAATCGCAGTCCCATACCTTGTTGTCACAGCGCAAGAGAAAGCCTGGTTGCCTATAGCTGTGTTTTCACAACCAGTAGTTAGAGCCGTCAGAGTACCGTAACCTATGGCTGTGTTCCGGCATCCAGTAGTAACATTTTGTAGAGCATATGCTCCAAATGCTATATTACGATTAGAAGATCCATCGTCATTAGCTAGCGCACTAGTTCCCAAACCAATTGACGTAGTGTCGGGTGATTTACCATCGCTTAAACCATCAATAGAAGAAGCACCGCCACCTGCAGCTTGTGGCGTCCAAAGAAATTCACCCAATGATCCCGACCAAGAAAGAACATCACCACTATCAGCATCATTTGTATCGAAACCCAGACCAGGAATTCTAAAACGATTAATGTTCGTGTTACCAATTGTAAGCTCATTAGACATCGTGTTTCCGCTTGCCTGGGCGCCTTGGCCAAGGACAATGTTATTATTACCGGTGGTAATTCCAGCACCAGCTCGACAACCAATACCAACGTTACCATCACCACCATTAATAGCTTGTAATGCACAGAGTCCAATACCAACATTCCAATAGCTATTGCCTATTGCGTCCCTCATAGCCATTGTACCAATAGCGGTGTTGTTGCCGCCAGTGGTAAAGTTATGCAACGCGCATATACCAACTGCAACGTTAGACGATCCCCATGTTTGGTTATGCAATGCGCGGTGACCAACTGCTACATTGTTTACACCAGTTGTGGTATTCCTTAAAGCACATGAACCAACTGCAGTGTTACAACTACCAATTGTATTACTTCTCATTGCAAAAGCGCCAAGAGAGGTATTACATGCGCCAGTTGTATTATATGTCATCCCATAATAACCAACAGATGTGTTGTTGTTGCCTGTTGTATTAAAGTATAATGAATAGGTTCCAAGTGCGGTTCCATACATACCAATTGTATTAGCGGATAATGCCAATGCACCAACAGCAGTGTTTCCTTCGCCAGTTGTAGTTGATGCTAGCGCACAGCACCCAATAGCAGTAGCACCGCCACAAATGTAGTTTTGCAGCGCATAAGTACCAACAGCTGTGTTTGACTTACCAGTCACGGTTGATGCTAAAGCTAAGCATCCAATAGCAATATTGTCAGTCGTACTGCCAAACAGTCCAGTATATGTGCACAATGCACCATAACCAACTGCTACAATACCCCATGAACAAGTAACTTGTTTTCCAGCGTTCGAGCCTATAAAGACGTTTTTACATCCATAAGTCATGCTCTGTCCAGCATTATATCCAATAGCAGTATTGTGCCCACCGTTACTAGTGCATAAACCTAATGCTCTAAACCCAATACCAACGTTGGCTGCATTACTATTATTTTTAAGAGCTTCATATCCAATAGCAACGCTCCAACCTGTACCAGTGTAATTAAGACCAGCATCAACGCCTATGAAAACGCTATTTTGAGAAGTAGTATTATCTCTAAGAGCTTGATACCCAATCGCAACATTGCATTTACCAGTTGTGTTTGCTTGAAGGGCACAGTATCCTAATGCTGTATTCTTTTCTCCAGTAGTATTAAATTTTAATGCATGATACCCAACCGCGGTTTGTAAACCAGTAGTAGTGGTTCGCAAGGAGCAGGCACCAACTCCTACGTTACCGGCACCTGTATTACAACGAAGGGAGTTACATCCAATAGCAACATTGTTACTACCAGTTTCTTGTCCAAATCCAGCACCTCGGCCAATTGCAATATTATCACTACCACTCTGTTGACAATGGCCGGCCTGGTATCCCATAAGTATATTATGATTTCCAGTAAATGAGGTACTGCCAGAACCAACACTGCTGCCAATACCAATATTATACGTACCAGTACGGAGATTTCGTAAAGCAATATTGCCTAGAGCGGTGTTTTGAAGGCCTGTGGTGTTACAACACAAAGCTCCACGTCCAAAAGCAGTATTGCCGCTTGCACCAGCTAAATTATTAAGAGCATCAATACCAGTTGCAGTGTTACCAGTACCACCAACACTAGCAAATGTTTCTCCTAATGCAAGGTTGAAATTAGCTGAATCACTATATGCATCACTTAGATCGTTAATGGCAGAAGCTCCACCACCACCACCGCCTACTGCAGCAGAGATTGTTGCGCTGGTCGTGGCGTCCAAGGCAGTAATGTTCTGCAGTGCGGCGCTGTCATTAATAACTGTGGTACCTTGAACTTTGATTGCCATTGGTTAATCCTTATTGTTTTATTTTATCTAACCATCTCATAAAGTCACCATTCCAACGTTTTGTACCTACGTGTGAAAGTTTTATAGACGGATCAAGCCATACTTTTCCACCCAACTTTCTCCACTTTCTACAAAATACAATATCCTCAGATATCAATTCACCTTTTTCATCTACTGTAATATCAAAAACCATTTTAATTGGTTTTGGTTTATGTGATTCTGTATATTCTATACTATCATCTGAAACTGTTTGCAACGCTTTTCTTGTTAATCTTAAAAATCCTGTTGCAATTCCTTCCACTTCTATCAAACCATTCTCTTCAAACTTTATATTCTGATTTAATGCTTTGACTGGATAGTCTTCTTCATCACCCTTCTTTGGATAGATTCCTCCTACGACATCAACATCATACTCTAATAGTTTAAAGAAATCTTCTGGTGTCCAATCTACATCACAATCAATGAAAACCAAATCATCAACTTGTTGATCTAATGCTAGTTGGACAATATCATTTCGCGCTCTCTGAACTAGAGAATCGTATGACATGTATATACAATATACGTTAATCTCTTTTGTGAGACCTAACTTACAGGTCTCACTTAGAGCCGATGCATGCCATACAGTTATAGTGCCATCGTACGATGGCGCAGCAATCATAACGTTTCTCATAATGTAGAATATCCATTAACCTAGAGTATCTAAATCAAAGTCGTCTTCTGCTGTTTCTTCTGGTTCTGCTGGTGCGAGATTGAACGCTTCGTAATGTGCATGGAAAACATGATCATCGATAACAGCAGGCATCATTGCAATCAATTCGGCTTTTGTGTAGCCTGTTGCAACTTTTTCTGGTGTTTCGATTTGGACTGATTCTGAGTAATCAGTATCCCATGCTGGTTGTACTGGATCTGCGTCTGCATCTCCTGCATATGCATAGTTGACTTCGATCTCCCAACGGGTTACAAAGTTATCTGATGCACGCTTCGTAGGTACTGCTTTCACGAGCGTTTTAGTGATTGGTGCGTAAGTTGCCATCTTCGACTCCTTTAAGGTTACTAGGCATGATATTCATACCTTTATTTATAATATTTCTACGTTCAATATCTTCTTCGATACATTTTATTCCATACTGTACTTCAAGTATGTGACAAGGCTTATCGTATGGATTATAAGCTCTGTGCCAGTCTTCTCTTCTTATAACATAGGTTTGATGCTGTTTTAATGTAATAGTCTTATCTCTACCCACATTTGTCGAGATTATCTCCCCATGCTCAATATCCATCATCATAGCACCTTCTAGGACATACCAATGCTCATTTCTATAAAAATGCCTTTGGTCGGATAATGATTTCCCTGGATAAATTACTAACTCCTTTGCTTTGACCGTATCCTTATCATCGAGTACACGCCAATAGCCCCATTCTCTTTCTGTTTTTTGGGTTTTCCATTCGTCAAGTATCCAACTACTTGAATTCATCTTATCGGTACCACCAACACCAAAAACAAATTGAACATCATCAAATATCATTTCTGGAACATTGTCTTTTGTTCTATCACCACCGTTGGCAAAAATAACTTCAGGTTTTGGAAAAGTACCTTTGACGTGCTCAATAGCTTTCATTGCTGTATCATCTTGATCATCAAACCCAAATGCATATCCAACTGGTTTGATATTTTCTACAATAGCCTTTCGTTCTTCAAAAGACATAAATGGCCGACCCTTTTTACGAGTCAACCATTCATCACTGTTAATACCAACACAGAGAATATCTCCGAGTTTCTTAGCTTCTTTAAAATATTCAATATGACCAGAATGGAGGGGGTCAAAGCCCCCTGTCACTAGAACAACTTTCATTATATCCTCATTGTATTTTAGATTTCAACTCATCTATTTGTCTTTGTTGATCTTGTACAGCATCTACTAAGAACGCAATAATCTGCGTATAGTTAACATGCTTGTTCCCTTCTATATTAGTGGAAACTGCTTCAGGAATCAACTGCTCAATTTCCTGAGCAATAACACCATATGATTTCTTACCAGATGACTTCCAATTAAAGCTAACAGGATTGATATTGTTAATTATATCTATACCATTATTAATACGCTCAATATTCTCTTTGAGGTTTTGATCAGAAGTTGTGTTAAAGTTTACTGCTGATACTTCACCAGTGCTATCAATGCTGTAGCTCAAAGCTGGGATACGAAACGTCTTAACATTAGTGTCACCAAGCGTAATCTCATTTGATACAGTTGCTGAACTAGTAGCTGCTCCGTTACCAAGTAATGTATTGTTGCTACCAGTTGTAAGACTATATGCCGCACCATACCCAATTGCTGTATTTTTACCACCTATTGTATTATTAAACAATGCAGCTGGACCAACAGCAACGTTACAATTTCCAGTAGTATTGTTTTGCATTGCTGCTGAGCCAATAGCAATATTTCTTACACCACACGTGTTTTTGCACAATGTGCACGAGCCAACAGCTGTATTTCTAAACCCAGTTGTGTTAGAGCACAAAGCATCATGTCCAACCGCTGTGTTCATAATTCCAGTTGTATTGCAACGCAATGAATTTGCACCAATGGCCGCGTTTTGAGTTCCAATTGTATTTCCAACCATAGAGTAGAAGCCAACTGATACATTGCAAGCTCCTGTGGTGTTACCGGTCAAAGAAGATCGACCAATAGAAACATTGCCACCACCGATGGTATTGCTATTTAAAGCACTTAGTCCAATAGCAATATTTTCTGACCCTGTGGTGTTTAATCCCAGAGCATTTGCGCCAATAGCAACGTTTTGGCAACCAATTGTATTTTTTCTTAGTGCTGTATACCCAATAGCTGTGTTGCTATTACCAGTAGTGTTAGAGCAGAGGCTGCACGCGCCAAACGCTACGTTTTGACTACCAGTAGTATTAAAGTATAACGATTGTGGGCCCATTGCAACGTTGCCAGACCCAGTGCTGTTATTTTGAAGTGCAGACCAACCAACAGCCGTGCTATAGCCAACAGTGTTATTTCTTAACGCGTTTTGACCAATAGCTGTGATAAAACTACCTGCAGTGTTAGTACACCCTGCCCAAGCGCCCATGATAGTATTATATTGCGCGCTTTGGATACTACGTCCAGCACTCCAACCAACTGTTGTGTTACCATAGCTACCAGTACTACAGTATAAAGCCTCAAAACCTACTGCTGTGTTATTTCTTCCAGTAGAGTTAGTACGCAATGCATAACTACCAACAGCTGTATTACTACATCCAGTGACATTGCTGCATAAAGCATGAAAGCCTACAGCTGTATTACAATTACCAGTTGTGTTCTGTGTTAATGCAGAATTTCCCATTGCAGTATTAAACGAACCAAAGGT